GAAAGTCTAGGGAAATGGGCGAGTATCCTACACCCAGAAGATTTTTTTGTTGATGTGAACTGTTATTTTGTCCCAAAAGCTGCGGCAGTTGGCATGTCACCAGTTTGGTATAGGAAATTTCGCGAGCCTGGTCAACCCGAAATCGACCGCGCAATTGCGGCAACATTAATGTTGCGGCAGAATAATTTGAAGTATGATTGTACTCAAGATTACACAGTAAAATATAGAGTGGGTAATACTGGACTTTCAGTGCAGTCAGATTTCTTTATTCAAGGAAACAAAAAAATGCTTGAAAAATATAATGGAGTTTTACCATGGAAAAAGTGAAGAGTCCTTGCATTGCATCCATTTTTATGGACAATATTAATAAGCGATCAGTAGAACTTCAAGTTGAAGTTGTAAAGAAATTCAATAAATCGAATATTGCACACTATCCAGTTTTGTCTCAGGCTTCTCCTGGTTATACTATGGATAAACTTGTAGAGATGCTTGAGAAGAAAGGACATGATGCGATTATGTTTTTAGATATTGATGCGCTACCTTTGAATGATAATGCTTTAGATTATTTTTTTGAACAAGCGTATGATGGTAAAGTTATTGGATCTGCACAACGCAGCAATCACATTCAGAATAATCAACATGTATTTTGTGCACCACATAACGTAACATTCACAATTTCAACATACAGAAAATGCGGAAACCCGTCATTCTTGCCAAATTATCGCGGTGATGTATCAGAGGAATTGACATTTAGGGCTGAAGAGAGTAATATACCTATTGAGATATTGATGCCATTACGATATGACGCACCACCAATTCGTATGGAATGGGAACCAAAAGATGCGTCACCATACTGGGATCTTGCTGATGGTATGCCAAAGTATGGTATTGGTACAACTTTTGGTAAAAATGATGTGGAAATGTTCTGGCACATGTATCAAAGTTTTCACCCAGGACAAACAGAACGATTTTTTAAAAAATGTGAGGAAATTTTAAATGGCTAATCGTAGTGACTTCTTTAATGCTAAACTTCCGAGACAATACAAACGCATGCTTGCTGTAAGTGAGGCAAATGGTTGGATTAAAGATAAGCAAGAACGTGGTATGCTGAAGAATGCATTTATAGCTGCCCATGCAAATCATGTTGCTTATAAAGTAAAACGTCAATCTATGGATAGCGGCAATTCTGGAGAAGAATAATGCACTCTCTAACAGAACTTCGCGATTTCTTTAAATCAAACGAAATTGAAATCAAAGAATTTAATGGGTGGCAATTAAAAGTTGGAAAAGATGTTTGGACTCTTTCAAATGATAAGTTTCTATTAAATGGTAAACCACAAAATTTGAAAGACAAAGGTTATATTACAAATTATAAACAGGTGTACAATGTCAGAAATCAAAGTAGTCAAACTCGTAAGTGGAGAGGAATTAGTTGTCGAAATCGTATCAGAAAATGATACAACTATTGAGTTTAAAAATCCACTATCAGCAATTCTTCAGCGCACTAAGACTGGCGAAGGTGCTCTTGGATTTATGCCATGGATGCATGCAGCAAACGGTCCTTTCGTAGTAAACAAGAATAACGTTGTTTGTGTTGCAGAGGTTGCTGAAGAAGTCAAAAGCGGGTATAATCAGATATTCGGAGCAGGAATTGTTGTTCCGCCAAAAGATTTAATCTTGGGGTGATATGTCTGATTTCTACACTAATATCTGCGTTTCGGGAAAGTATATACTCTTCCGAGGCGTAGAGAATGACAAGCGCATTCGACGTAAGATCGAATACAAACCCACGTTTTTCCTTCCAAGTCAAGAACCTTCTGAATTCACCACGCTCGCTGGTGAGTTTGTCAAACCTATTCAGCCAGGAACAATTCCTGACTGTCGCCAATTCTTAGAGAGGTATGAGAGTGTCGATAATTTTCCTATTTTTGGCAATAACCGCTATGAGTATGCTTTTATTGCCGATAACTTTGGTGATGATATATTGTGGGATGTTAATAAAATTTGCATTGCCTATCTTGACATCGAAGTTGGATCAGAGAATGGATTCCCAGAGCCAAGAGATGCTAACGAAGAAATTACCGCAATCACTATCAAAATTAAGGGTAATTATTTTGTGTTTGGTGTCAGCGATTATAGCAAGCACCGTGACGACGTGCACTATGCAAAGTGTCGAGATGAATACGATCTCGTACGACGTTTCATTGACTTCTGGGCAAGATTCCACCCAGATGTTGTAAGTGGTTGGAACATCGAGCAGTTTGACTTTCCTTATCTTGTAAATCGCATCATCAAACTCTTTGGTGAAGATGAAGCCAAGAAACTTTCCCCTTGGAATAAATTAAGAGAACATGAAGTGTTCATCATGAATCGTAAGACGCAAGTATACGAAATCATGGGTGTTTCTATTCTCGACTATCTCCAACTCTATCGCAAGTTCACCTATTCGCAGAAAGAATCTTATCGACTTGATAATATTGCTCACGTTGAATTGGGCGAAAAGAAGATTGATTACTCAGAGTTTGAAACTCTACATCAATTGTACAAGTACGACTATCAAAAGTTCATTGAATATAACATCAAAGACGTTGAACTTGTAGAGAAACTTGAAGACAAGATGAAGTTGATTGAGTTGGCGTTGACACTTGCATATGATAATAAAGTCAACTACGATGATGTGTTCACGCAGGTGCGCATGTGGGATGCGATTGTATACAATCATTTGCTGAAAAAGAAGATTGTTATCCCTCAAATGAAGAAGGGTGATAAGCGTGGTGCCTATGAAGGTGCATATGTTAAAGAACCTCTTTTGGGTATGCATCAATGGGTGGCGTCATTTGACTTGAACAGTCTGTATCCGCATCTTATTATGCAGTATAATATTTCAATGGAGACTCTGATTGAACCCACGAAATATACTATTGAGATGCGCAATCTTGTTCGCGAAGGTAGTGTGAGCGTTGATTCGCTACTAAATCAAAAGATTCGCGCTGACTTCTTAAAGAATGTTGACGCCACACTTACACCTAATTGTCAATTCTTCAAAACAAGTAAACAAGGTGTGATGCCTGAAATTATGGATAGCATGTACAAAGACCGTACACGCTATAAGAAACTAGCATTAGAATCTAAAAAGAAAATCGAAACGGTTCTTGAAGATAAGAATCAAGTTGAGTATCTTGAAAAACAAGTTGCTCGATATAACAATCTTCAGTTAGCCAAAAAGGTTACACTGAATTCTGCTTATGGTGCGCTGGGTAATCAATACTTCCGTTTCTTTGATACTCGTATCGCCGAGGGTATTACTACGGCAGGGCAATTGTCGATTCGATGGATTGAAAAGAAAATTAATGATTACATGAATAAATTGTTGAAAACGACTGGTGGCGATTATGTTATCGCATCAGATACAGACTCAATTTATCTGAACATGGGACCAATTATTGATAAATTATATCCAAACGTCACCGACTCTAAAAAGGTCATCAAGTTTATGGATAAAGTTTGTGAAGAAAAACTACAACCTTATATTGATTCTTCATATGAAGAACTCAAAGATTATTTGAATGCATATCAGCAGCGCATGGAAATGAAACGTGAGTCTCTTGCTGACAAGGCAATATGGACTGCGAAGAAACGATACATTCTTCATGTATACGATAGTGAGGGTGTGGTTTACACAAAACCAAAATTAAAGATCATGGGTCTCGAGGCAGTTAAATCATCCACACCATCAGCCTGTCGCACAAAAATTAAAGAAGCGATTAATATCATTATGACTCAGACTGAAGAAGATCTGCATAAGTTTATTGAGAACTTTCGAAATGAGTTTCGAACCCTTCCTGTTGAGGAAATATCTTTTCCGAGAAGCGTCAATGGATTGGGTGAATATTCAGATGCTGCAAATATCTTCAAGAAAGGCACACCAATTCATGTGAAGGGTGCACTTGTTTACAATCATTTCTTGCGTGAATTAAAACTAACTAAACGATATCAAGTAATCCAAGAAGGCGAAAAGATCAAGTTTATCTATTTAAAACAACCAAACATATTCAATAACAATACTCTGGCGTTTCTATCAGGCATTCCAAAACAACTTGGTGCTGAGAAATACATAGATTATGATCTTCAGTTTGATAAATCGTTCCTAGAACCATTGGATATTATTCTGTCTGCGATTGATTGGAAGACTGAAAAAATTAATTCTATCGAAGATTTTTTCGCATGAGCGATAATAATGATATCATACTAATTGATAGAGCATTTTCGCCAACTCTATTCAAACATATGAAGCAGTGGATTTTCAGCGAAGAATTTTCTTGGTCGTTTATGGAATCAACAGGAATTTCCGAAATCACAGACAATTTTTCATTTGGACGATATTTATACAAAGACGGGAATCGCATTTTTCCTGAGTCATATATTGTTGAGGCTGGATTTGCAACCATGCTAGATAATTGCAGGTTGAATATTACACAATTGCATAGAATAAGAGTTGGTTTAATTACAAAAAGTGCAGAACGCATCACCAATACAGCACATGTTGATCATAATGAACCGCATTTAACCGCACTCATTTATCTAAATACAACAGATGCCCCAACTTATCTCTATGACACATTTTATGATTTTAAAAGTAATATGAGTGCAGACGAGTTTAGTAAAACTAAAAAATTATCAATTGTCAAAATGATCCCATGCATAGAGAATACAGCTGTTATATTTGATGGTGCTAGATATCATTCTAGTAATTCTCCGACTGATGTGAGTAGAAGAGTTGTCCTAAATTTTAATTTTAATATTTAAAATATGATTTCTGTTATAGTTCCAACAATGTGGAGAGGTGAATACTATAAACAAATGTTGCCTCTTTTGGATAAACATTCATTAGTTAGTGAGATTTTTATAATTGACAATGATTTTAATAAAACTGATTACGATACAATAAACAAATTAAATAAAATTATTCATCATAAACCTTGTGAAAATTTATATGTAAATCCCTCATGGAATTATGGAGTGGCTCATTGTAATGCTGATAAAATTTGTTTATACAGTGATGATGTTTTTTTTGATATTACTTGTCTAGAACTTGTATACGAATATCTTACTCCTGAAAATGGTGTCATAGGATTTGATCAAACTTCAGTGTTTAAAAATATAGATTCAGTATATTTTTCTGAATGGGAATCTAAAAATATGACAATATCAAACAATATGCATCATCAATTTGGTATTTGTATGTTTATGCATAAAAACAGTTATCACCCCATTCCTGACAATTATAAAATTTTTTATGGCGATACATTTTTGTATAACAAAAACATGCAAAATGGTAAATTTAATTGGAATATTAATAATTTTTATGCAGTAACTTCTATGGGTTCTACTTCAAACTCAGAAGAATTTAAAAACATCGTTCTTGAAGAAAATTTTCACTTTTATCGAAAATGATATCAGTAATAATTCCAACAATGTGGCGACCGCAGGAGAAGCATTACAAAAAAATGCTTCCTATGCTTAATAGTCATGAATTAATCGGCGAAATCATTTTAATTGACAATGATGTTATAAAAACTGATTATGAAATCATTGGTCTATCTAAAATAAACTATCAACCTCAACAAAAAAATATTTACACAAATCCTGCATGGAATTTGGGTGTTAAATTAGCAAAATATAATAAATTACTTTTGCTTAATGACGATTGCTTGGCGAATATCAATTCACTAGAGCAGATTTATGAGCAGATTACACCAGATAAAGGATTAATTGGCTACTCTGCATTAAGTTATTGCACATATACTATAGATATGTTTGAATCATTTTGTCAAAACGGATTTGGTGATAATATCACATTTGAGATATTAAATCCAATGTTTTATTCGCAAAGATCTGGTATGCCGCATATATCATATGGATGCATGATGTATGCACACAAGGAAAGTTTTTATGAAATTCCAGAAGAATTCAAAATATATTATGGCGATTTATTTAATTATTTGATGAATTTGCGGGAAGGAAAGCAAAACTATCAAATTGAAAATGGATTTGTCATGACTCAGATGTCATCCACAGTTAATTCTGTTGGGACTAGAAAAGATGCACTGAGCCCAATAGATCTAGAAGAACATGACTTGTTGCGACCAGTTTTTGCAAAACATGGTCTTTCAAATTTCAAATATAGAACGGTTGTCGGATGATAAGCGTAATCATTCCTACAATGTGGAGACCGCCACATCTATCGGTGATGCTGCCAATGCTGGATAGAAATCCGTTAATAGGCGAAATTATTTTAGTTGATAATGATATCAAGAAAACAAATCACAAATTACTAGAAAAAATTTCAAAATTACGTTATTACAGTTTCACGGAAGGTAATATTTTTGTTAATCCTGCATGGAATTGTGGTGCTGATGTATCTAAATATGACAAACTATTTTTTCTTAACGATGATTGCGTTGTAAATCTAGTTTCATTGCGTAAGATTTATGACATGATATTACCCGAGAATGGTATATTAGGGTTTTCAGAACATAGTTATTGTAACTATGAATTGGATTGTTACAATTTACTTGCTTCGGCAGGATACGGAAGTAACATAATTATAAAAGAAATTAATCCTGGCGAATATAAAA